CAACCGGCGTTCCTCGATCCGGACTCCCAATGTTTCCGACCAGGATGTCAGGATGCGGTCATTCACCTGTTTCGGCATCCTCGTTCCTGAAGCCGGTTCCCTCGATGCGCTTCTCGTCGCGCTTCGCCCTGCGCTCGACCTTCTTGATGTCCTCCATAGCCGGGAGGTCTTCCGGTGCGATGCCACGGCTGAACAGGCTTTTTCGCACGGCTTTGTTGTTGTCCACATGCTCTTGGGCGATTGCCGGTGTCCCGTGCAGGTCACGTTCCTGGATTCCGTAGTTCGTCATCTGTGTGGCGAGCTGCTTCGCAGTCACGGCGATCGGATGGAGCACATCGGCCAGCGGACGGCTCTTCGGCACGTCAAGTTTGAATTTCATTTCCGTCGTGCTCATGCCGAACAGCGCCTGATCGCCACGCGAACGGATTATGCCGAAGTCCTTTTCTCCGACCCCGCGCTTGTATGCGAGCGAACTGAGCTGTTTCTCCTCGGCGGTCAACGCGTGTCTTCCCGCGATGCGCAGGATCTCGCCCATGCGTTGCTCCAGAAGCTCCGCGGTGCGCGTCTGTACGGCGAAATAGCTTTGCAGCAGCGCGACCTCTTCCTTGCGAGGATCACCGTTCTGGGCCACCAGATAGCAGGCGTAACGGGTCAGCTTCACATCATCGATGGAGCGGATGGCTCCGCTGCCGAGCTCGACGTCCCGTTTGGTGTCGCGAAAATGCGCTTCGACCGGTTGTCCGGCGTTCTGACATGCCGATCGTGCGCGCTGGATTACTTTTGTGAAGTTCTCCCATTTCGTATAGCCCATATATTTCATCAGTTCTCTGGCGTGCCAGAATTCCACGCCATTCTCGTCCTTATTGAGGAGCGTGTCTAAGGACGCGGCGTATCGGGCAATGGTTTCCTTGTCCATGTTCATCCTTTCCCGACCATTTTCCTGACGTCGGCAAAATGGTCTATTGCTAATGTTTCCAACGGTTTTGAACTATTCGGTTTCCTGATGGCTCAAACTTGTGCATGACATGTACAGGTTCAATCCCTTGGTGTCTCCGCCTCGAGCATCTTGTTCGGATCGTCATTGGCGGCAGTGACGTAATCCTCCGGATGCGCGGCGATACGATCAACCAGGTCATCCGAGATTCGAGATTCGCGCTCGCTGGCGGCGTAGGCTCGTGCGGCATCGCTGCCCAGGGCGCGGGTGTAGATGTCGAGGCTGGTGAGCCCGAATGTGGAGGCGATGTGCTCCACGTCGGACGTCGTGAGCGGCGCTTCGTATCGGAGCCTTACGTGCCAGTAGTTGTTTCTCATACCGCTCTTTTTGTAGAACTCGGCATTTGTTATTCCGCTTCGTTTAACGAGATCTCGACATATGTCGATGATTCTCTTGCTGTCTTCGGTGACTTCATTTTTGGCAATGCTTCCCATGTCCAACATGGTACCCAATTGAGAAGAATTTGTAAAGAATACCCAATTGAGTAACAATAAACTTACTCAATTAAGTACGGTAAGAATTACCGCAAGGCAATGAACAAAGAAAGGAGCGGCAAGACAGATGAGTGAGACGGAGACCATCGCAAGGAACCTCAGCGGCGAGCTCGCACGGCACCGCAAGACACAGGCCGCGCTCGCCAAGGAACTCGGCATGAGCGAGAAAACCGTCAGCGAACGTCTGGGAGGCAAGGGGTCGTTTAACACCGAACAACTCGAAAGGACGGCGACAATGCTCGGCATGAGCCTCTACCAGCTCATGCTCAAGCTCCTCCAGCCAATCGACGGAATCAACCAAATCAAACCATGAGCAGTCGGCGCTCGCCGAAGCATGAATCGAAAGGAGAATCCGAAATGAGCATCAACATTCCGGCCGAGACACCGGATGAATCCACGAACCCGATTTCCGTTGAGGAGTTCGAACGCCTGCACCCGGCGATGCTGGGCGCGATAAGGAAAGCCGTCCGCGAGGAACCAGCTCGAACGGTTATCGGAACAGTGGGCGACGACAGGAGGAGTCACCTGTCCAACCTTGACCTGCGAGGCATCGGCATCGAGGTCAGACGGCAGTTGTCGGCCCGCGACATGACGACCGAAGTCATGGGCTCGATTCTCGAGCACATCAATCAGGCCGCGGACCGACTAAGCACGGAGATACAGGAACTCCGTTCAGAACTTATCCGAGAGCACGTCGAGACAGTAGGCGGCGGATGCCATGGAAGCATCCATCGAATCGAATCCCTTGGCGAGGAGGGAAAGCCCTTGGCACAGGGTTCTCATCCTCTCGTCGGGATCGGACGTTTCGGCGGCCTTCCCAAACACGGCGCTCGCCTTCGCGAAATCGGATCCATTGCTCATATTCTCACCTCCCTTCTTTGCGTGGGTCTGCTCATTCTCCCACTCGGCAGGAAGGCCCTCAAACGAAACACGTCGGAAAAGCAATCGGCGCTTACCAACGCATGAAAGGAGCAGGCGCGTGATGGATGACAAAGAGGTGTTCGCCGCATTGGCGGCGGCGTTGAAGCCGATGAACACAACGAAGGACATCGCGGACAACTGCGGCATCAAGGAAGGCACCCTGGCGTACTGGCGTAGCGCGGGCATCGGCCCGAAGTTCGTGAAGGTAGGACGAATCGTCATGTATCCGAAGGAGCAGATGATCGCCTATTTCGCGCAACACCTGTACCAGTGCACGGCCGAATACGAGGAAGAGGTAGGTGCGCGATGACCGACAACGACTGGCGTACCGATACCCCGTGGCCTGACCCATGGGAAGAAAAGGAGAACAAATGAACGACATCCGCAAAGCCTGCGTCGAAGCGATATTCAGGGGATTCGAGGACAAGGGCGACGCCATCCGTCCGGCCTATGCCGACGGGTGGAACGACATCGAAGCAAGGCGTTCACTCGGTCACATCGTCGGATTCATCGACATCGATGTGGCCGACCTCGTGGACATCGTCATCGACACCATCAACAAGGAGCTGATGTGATGAAGGCCCTTGCCCGCATCATCCTGCACCAGCTGCTGTTCGCGGTGTGGCTACTGGCCATGTGGGTGCTGTATTGCACGCCGGCGTGCATGCACCCGATCGAACATCTCATCGCCGCGCCGTTCGCGGTGCTCATCCCCGCGGCCGTCATCATGCGTCGCCTGTGCTCCGAACCCCGCTTCGCGCGCTGGCTGGACGAGCAACGGCAGTGAAGGACTTGGACGGTTCCGCACACATTGCGGCATGGACGTGGTTCGTCATGCGCGGCCATGCCGGAACCGCCCGCGCGTCAAGGAAAAGACGTTAAAACCAGCCGGACGGGTCATCTTCTCTCTTCTCCTCCCGTCCGGCCTTCGCCAGGGCCCGCGACAGGATGCGGGCGCCATGGATCGGCGTGTTGAGGTCACGTCGGCGGATGGATGCGCGGTTCGAATCCGCGTCCCGGCACGACATCAATCCAAAGGAGGCAAACGTTGCCAAGCAAAACACCAAGCAGGCCGGAAGGCGAGAAGTGGTTCGAATGGCCGCTCACACCCGCCAGCGTCGGCATGACGGCCGCCGAACTGATCGGCGAACTGTACGAGACCATCAGCGCGCTCAACCACGACCGTGGCTGGAACCTCACCATGGTCGCGCCGGCGCGCTTCGGCGAGATCGTCATCGACCGCGAGGCCGGATTCCTCCGCGCGAAATGCGCGTGGAAGGCCAAGGACCCCAGCCAGCTCGGCCCGGAACCCGCCGGATACGTGAAGGGAGCCTGACATGGCCATCGGAGAGACCGTCATCACCATCGTCGGCAACCTCACCGCAGATCCGGAACTGAGGACCACCGGCCAGGGCGCGCAGGTCGCCAGCTTCACCATCGCCAACACGCCACGCCAGTACAACCGGCAGACCGGACAGTACGAGGACGGAGACGCGCTCTTCCTCCGCTGTTCGGCATGGAACGACCTCGCGCAGCATTGCATCCAATCTTTGTCCAAGGGTATGCGGGTCATCGCCCAAGGCAGGCTCAAGCAGCACTCGTATCAGGCGCAGGACGGCACCAATCGGACCGTCGTGGAGCTGCAGGTCGACGAAATCGGGCCGTCGCTGCGGTACGCGACGGCGCAGGTCGCCCGCATCAGCCGCCAGGGCGGTCCCGTCTACGGCAACCCCGCATCG